GTACTATTAGATCTATAAGAAAGGATTGATATGCTTCTCGAAGCTAAAAATGTAAAAGTCGAATCTAGCGGTATGAAAGATACTACAACTTTCAGAGCGAACCTAGATGGAATGATGTTTGATAACCTTATTAACGGTATCTACTCTAATAAAATTGGAGCAGGTCTAAGGGAATACACAACAAACGCTCGTGATGGACATGCACGAAAAGGAAACCTATCAGAGCCATTCGAAGTTGGTCTTCCAACTACGGATAAAGCGTTCTTTGAAGTAAGGGACTTTGGCTGTTCACTATCTCATGATGATGTATTCAATATCTTTGCGGTATTGGGTGAATCAACGAAGCGGGATACAAATAACGAAACAGGCTGTCTAGGCCTAGGTTCAAAAAGTGCATTCGCGTATACTAATATCTTCTCAGTTACTTGCTGGAAAGATGGAAAGAAACGAGACTACTCTTGTTATATTGGTAATAATGGACAACCTATGGTGTCCCTTATCACAGAAGTACCAAGCGCAGGTCGGGAAGGTGTACGTATTTCATACGCTGTAAAGACTGAAGACATTGAGGCTTTTAATAGAGAAGCATCACAACAACTACGAGGATTCGATCCACAACCTAAGATCACACGTAGCTCACCATCTTATAAGCCGCTAAATGATGAAAACTTGGTACTAAGTGGAGATACGTGGAAACTATATACATCAATCGATGCTAAAAGGTCTGCATACTACGGAGCAGGGAAACCCTTTGCAATACAAGGATCTGTGGCTTATCCGATTAATATCAATAACCAAACGCTACAAACATTTATGAGTAATTCAAGTGTTAATCGAAAAATAAAAGCTTTACTATCAAATACTGATACTTTGATCAGATTCCCAATTGGTGATTTGACAATGACAACAAGTAGAGAAGAACTAGCTTACAATGATATTACATGTAAGAATATTGTAAAACAATGTGAAGTAGTAGTATCTGAGATTGAAGATAAACTTGACGAAGAGTATGCAAAATTCAAAACAATGAAGGAAGCACGTCTATTCAGGTCTAAAGCACAGTCATCAGGTTTAACAAACATTGAGACTAACCTAGGACTAACTGCACGTAAGTGGAATGATCAGGAAATTAAAGAGAATATTCTATTTGGTGAAGAAAATGGTAAAGTTGGAGAATTCGTTAATCAAAATTACATTCATAATTCATACTACACCAATAATGTAACTAACGGTCTAGTTACAGGAAGTACTGTATTAGGTGAACTTAGATATATTAAGGAAGGTGATTACCGTAACAAGTTTGGTGAAATAAAATCTCAGTTTAAATTTCCATCAATGGATAGTAAAAATTCAGAATTTAAACATAAATCGATGGTTCACAAAGTTAACGATATTCAAATACTTATTGATATCGAAAGTGAATATGGAGATAAGAATAAAAATGCATTAATGAGAGACTACTGGAAGAATAAAGTAGTATCTAATGGATCATATTCATCTGGGTTCCTATGGATTAAGTTGCATAATATGAGTGATGCAGATAAGTTCTTAGATACAATCTTCCACACTGATAAAACTAAGGTAGTCTATCTACATAAATGTTCAGAACTTAAGATGCCGAAGAAAGGTTCATCAACTAGTACATTAGCAGCTAACGGTTCAGACGAGAAGAAGCTAAGGACACTATCAGGTGCTAGGTATTCATATTCATATGACCCAAATACATATGAGATAGTAGACTTCAAGTCTAATGACTTCACTAAGGATAATAAAAAACTACCTGTAATCTTCTTTAATAATAATAAATTCTACCTGAATGAAAAAGATATGAATGACCTTCTAGATCCATTTATTCAACAAGATATGGAATCATTTATCTATTCATGGGTAGGTGGTGGTAAAGAGTTGTATGTAATAAACGGTTCAACTATCAAATTCTACAAAGACAATCCATTATACTTTAAAGATGGGGTTGAGTGGATGAAAGAAGAATGGATGGCTTCTAATAAGGATTGGAAAAAGAAGTATGTAGAGTCAACTTGGAGAGAAGATGATTCAGAGGAACTTAAATATGCTAAGAAGTTCCTTAGATTACAAATACAATATAATGTATCATTCAAAGACTTAAAACAAAGACTGGTTAAAGATAAAGAGAAGATCAGTAAGGGATCATCCAATAGTTACAGTTCAGAATATAATCTTCCAAAAAGATATGACAAAATACTAGATAAGGAAATAGATCAAGCTGTAAAGATGTATCCTAAACCAGTAGCAGATAGTATATATCTAGGTATGGTACAAAAAGATCCAGTACTTAAATATCTTATAGATCAAATAAGCTTATACATCGATGATGAGTTAATCAGTGCTATTAAGCACCATGCTGTAGATAAACAGTATACATAGAAAGAGGAAATAATGCAAATTCCATACATTTTTAATACCGTACAAGGAAAATCACAACTAACAGTATTCCTTGGAGGTATTCCTACAGAAGTAGATGATACTCATCCTAAGTTTGATGAGATCTACAATAATATTTCAACAATCACACCACAAGAGGTTCGTGATCTGTTGGACTCAAGTAAGGCAGTACGACGTGCACTAGCAAGCTTTGGTAATGTCAAAGTAGATAATGGCGTAGTAACTTATAAGGGTGAGACAGTAAATGGTTTCCTTGCTAACCGAATGATTGAAATGCTACAACAAGGCATGGACATTCGACCTTGGGCGCTGTTCCTAGAGAACCTAAAACAAAATCCGGCTAAACATGCAGTAGATGAACTGTATGGTTGGTTGGAGAATGCAAATATGCCAATCACAGAACGTGGTAATTTCCTAGCCTATAAAAAGGTAAACGATGATTATACATCTTATCACAAAAATCCAGATGGAACACATTTCCATAATGGTATCGGAACATTTGCAAGTATGGATCGTAATAAAGTAGATGATGATCGTACACGTACATGTTCAAGTGGACTTCACTTCTGTTCATGGGATTACCTAGGTTCATACTATGGTGGTTCAGGTAAGGTTGTAATCCTAGAGATTAACCCAGCACATGTAGTATCTATTCCAACTGACTATAACAACGCTAAAGGTCGTGCAGAAGGATATTTGATCGTAGGGGAAATCCCACAGGATCAATGTAAACATGCATTCCCCGGATTGTCATATGTAAGTTACGATAGTTCAGATTATATCACTTGGGAACAGAAAGGTGATATTGACTATTCAGATATCGAAGATGGTTGGTACTCTAACTACGATGATGATGATGAAGACTTTGAATCTGAATGTGAAAATGCTTATATTGAAGGAGTTGAAGAAGGTAAATGTGCAGCTACCCATAATCTATCAGATACAGACTATCAACTATCTGGATCCGACTTCAGTTCAGATGAAGCATGGTATACTTATCTAGATGGATTCGCTGATGGATACTATACACATGTGGCTTACATCGATCAAGAGGATGAAGAAGACCTAGGTGACTTTGTTGTAGCTAATAATTATGGTGTTGATGTAACAATTAAATCACTAGCTGATACAATTAATAATGATGATGTTCCACTAACACTAGCAAACGCTATCACGCGATATACCTTGGATGATTGGGTTATTAAAGAAATCTGTAATCGACTCAAATAATACGCAAAGAGGGATCCTCTGTACACACTATATTGTACATTGGATCCCTCTACTTTTTTCGAACATGAAAGGGTTTAAGATGAACGAATATATATATTTCGTAATAACAGATGATGATGATGAAGATGTTTTCGTATTTAACAGTAAACAAGACCTATTAGAATTCCTAAAAGATCAATTAGTATATGTAGATAGTCAAGGTGTAGAAACTTATAAGATATATAAATGTCAAAAGGATAAATATAATAAACCATCAGTAGATATTAATGTGGAAGTTAATGAATGACAAAAGAAAAGAAGTTAACATTCTCATCAAAGACTATAAATGCAGGATCTAATGCCAAGACAGTGAAAGGTGATAGAGAATACTTAACAGCAGTTATGTACCTAGCACCATATAAACTAGCAGGTCTTGGTAATGTATGCTCTATGGCAGAGATGGCAGGTTGTCACGAACCATGTCTAAATACAGCCGGACGAGGTAAATTCACATCAATTCAGAATGCGCGTATCAGGAAGACTAGGAAGTTCTTGGAGAACAAAGATGAATTTATGGAACTACTATACAAAGATATAGATAGATTCGTAAAGTTCTGCAAGAAACATAACAAGATACCAGCCGTAAGATTAAATGGAACGTCGGACATACGTTGGGAACTTATTAAAGATAAAAATAAGAAGTCAGTATTCGAAGCATTTCCAGATGTACAGTTCTATGACTATACAAAAATACCAAACCGTAAGATCTCACTACTGAAAAACTATCATTTAACGTGGTCTTACTCAGAAGCTAATGAGAAGTACTCAAAGTACTTTACACAGGCTAAAAAGGCAGGTATGAATATAGCAGTAGTTTTCAGGACAAAGGATTTTCCAAAGAAGTTCCTAAACTGGAAAGTTATTAACGGTGATGAAGATGATCTAAGGTTCCTAGATAAGAAAAACTCAATAGTAGGTCTATATGCAAAAGGATCTGCGAAGAAAGACAAGTCAGGTTTCGTAATCGACACCTAGAAAGATATATAATGGATAGTAATACTCGGATAGAACTTGATAATAAAGGTTATCTACCAGATGCATCAGGAAAACAATTAGAAGCAGCTACTAAAGCGATACATGGAAAGTATTCAAATGTAATTAGTTTAACAGCAGCTGAAAATATAGCTTATGTTACACTTATAGCAGCGAGAGGAGTTGTAGTAAATGAAGAATGAAATGAAAAGCATTACTAACTTTGCATCTATGTATTCCTATAATTCAGGGGAACTGGATAGAGTAGTAGAATATGTATACAAACCAAAACTACATGGTACAAACGTATCAATCCTAATGGATAAAGATGGAAAGTTTGAATGTAGAAGTAAGAACCGAGTTCTAAGTATCAATAACGATCACATGGAATTCTGTATGATGATGGAGAAACACCGAGAGAGTCTACTAGAAGAGTTGAAACATAAGGACCAACAAACCATAACTCTATTTGGTGAATGGGCAGGACCGGGCGTACAACGATCTGATGCAGTAAGTAAAATGGATAAGAAACGACTATTCATCTTCTCAATGGAATCTAACGGTATGTTCTATGGAGATAAGATCCTATATAACCAATATGGTGATGATATTTACGAACTACCTATCTTAGATCGTAGAAAGATTAACTTTTACCACAGAGCAGACGTACAAGCTGAAGTAGACCTAATAAATAAGATTGTAGACACTTATGAAGTTGAAGATCCATATATCAAAGGTATGTTCAAACTTGAAGGATCAGGGGAAGGTATTGTTGGTGCACCTATCTTTATGGAAGATCGTAATGAATGGTTTAGTCATGCATTTAAAGCTAAGACAGAAGCACACCGTGTAAAGAAGACAAACCTACCAGCAGCAGTAAGAGAGCCACTACCACAAGAAGCTTTCGAATTTGCAGAAACTTATGCAACGCTACCTAGGTTGAAACAATGTATAACTGAATTAAGCATTGAGACTCCATCTATGAAAGATACTGCTAATGTACTACAGTGGATGCATACAGATATCGTAAAAGAAAGTGTTGAAGATTTAAAACAAATGAACGTAGGGTATAAAACAATATCAAAAGCTATCAACCCACGTATTGTAGAGATGTGGAAGAATGTAGTACAAGGTAAGGTAAACTGAAAAAAAGAATGACCCAATAGGGTCACTCATTTAATTTGTTTTACCACCTTTGATAACACCAAGATGAATAAGTTCTGCTTCAAGATCCTCATCAGAGATATCAGAAACATCAACATTCTTATTAGTTTGATCAACGCGGGAAAGCTTAGGAGTCTCAAACTCAATTAGCTCAGTAGCTAGAGCTTGTGCCTCTACCATCTTACCTTCTTCCATAAGTTCAAACATCCTGAACCTTAGAAACTCTAGGGCTGAGGGTGCATCACTAATATTAATCTTATTCTTCATAACATTCCAATTAGAAATGGACTTGTTAATCTTCTTGGCCAAGATGGTCTTAGCCTTCCTAGACGCAGCAGACTTCAATTGCATCTCCCTAGCCTTATCCGAATCACGGACTGGCTTAAGGTTCTTCAATGAGTTCGGATGTGCGTTATAAGGCGTCTTCTCATCTGCCATATTCATACTTCTCCTATAGATATATATTGACTCATACAGGACTTAGGTCCCTATAAGGGGACATAGCGATATATAGTGTTAGATGGAGATTCAAATACAACATATACTGCCCCCTAATAGGAGTCATCATGAATACCTTAACAAAAGAATATAATATCATCCTTAATACAGCACTGACAAAGGAAGAAGAGGATAGACTAGACTCATTTCTAGATATATTCAAATTTAGACAAGTAAATTATAAGACTTGTGTAATTAACCTAATATCACCATACGATCTGAGAGATACAGTAGCTAAGGTTGCTATGTGGACATCTCGTATTGGTGCAGATGGAGACATCTTCTGTATACAAGAAATAACAAACTTCTATACTAACTTTGTCTCAACGGAAATAAGCGAAAAGCTGAGGACACTATCGAATGAAGTTAAACATTAACGGGTACGCTCAACACGGTAAAGATACCGTAGCTGATATGTTTGTAGAATTCCATAAACTAAAGAAAGTAGCTATATCACTCGTAATAGCAAAAGATATAATTGAAAAGGGAGAACTAGGACCATATGATTCAGTGGAAGACTGTTACCAAGATAGGGTAAATAATCGTGGATACTGGTACTCATTTATCAGAGATAAGTGTAGACATGATAACCTACATTATCCAAATATAGCACTTACAAAAGGTGACATGTTTGTAGGACACAGAAATCAAAAAGAATTCCAAGCAAGTAAGTTTATGGTAACTGCAACTATTTGGGTAGACGCATCAGGACGTGGATTACCTAAGGAAGATAATGATAGTTGTGATATGTCACCACAGGTAAAACACGACTTCTACATTGATAACAGCGGCGAACTATATGAAACTCGACAACAGGTAGACGCAATTATGCAACTACTAAATAATAGAAAGAAGGCTCTAAATGCTTACTAGAAACATACTAAGTGATTCAATCCGTTCCATCATCACAAAAGATGAAGACTACCTAGAAGTTCTATGGGGTGTAAATGAGTTTAACGTAACATATAATGTAAAACCTAATATGGAGCTACAAGCTAATCTGATAGTAGAAGAAACAATTGAGTTTCTGGAAGAACTGAGAGAATTCGGGGTGACACCAAACCTACTAAAAGAGACTATTGACATCGTATATGTACTAGAAGGCCTAATTGCTCAATGTGAAGAGAATGTTAACGTAACAGAAGAGACTGAGTTCTTGCTAAAGTCAGCATTGAATAAGATTGAATACGTAGTGGTTCCAGTTGTACATACATATTTTACCAACAGGCAATTAAGTGAAGCATTCGCTGAAGTACAACGGAGTAATCTATCTAAATTAGATGAAAAAGGTAATGTACTAAGACGAGAAGATGGGAAGGTGCTGAAGAGTGACCTGTTTAGTCCTGCTGAAATGGCAACTATCTTTAGTTCAAATGATAGACAAACATATCTAACTTAAGAAAGGTTAAAGTGATGAATACTTTTGAAGAATGGTCAAAGAGACAACATAAGAAAAAATCATCTAAGATTATAAGTGAACTAAATATAGAATACCAAATACCACTATCTGAATTAAGAGATTGGGTAGGCGGTCTAGAAGGTTACCGGGGATTAACTCATGATGACCTAAAGGTTACAGGTGTATATATTAGTTATGATGGATATGATTCACTAGAAGCTGAGATGGTACTCGAAGAGAAAGAGTCTGATTTTAGAAAAAGGTTAGCTGACACATGGCCTAAAGAGAGTGATCGATTCAATAAACTTGAAAAAGCTAAGAAATTAAAAGATGAAGAACATTTTGCTATGCAGAAAGAGCATGAATTAAAGCTACTGATGAAATTAGCGAAAGAACACGGAATGAAAGTAGAGAAACAATGAATTACGAATATATGCCACAATGGGCAAAGTTAGAAATACAACAAATGGAAGATGACCTAGCAGATGGGTTGATGTCATTACATACATTTAATCAAGCAATGGACCAACTTGAGGATGAGTTATATGGATATGAATCCGAGCTATAATGATTACGTTACGTATGAAAGATCAAAGTTTGAAGAAGAGATAGATAAACTTATTTTTAATAAGGAAGTATCAAGAACTCATAGCATGTATAGAGGTACTTTAGATTCTAATAATGAGGATTACATTGAGTCTACAAAGAAAAGGCTACTAAAAATAATCGCTGAAGAATTAGGATTTAGTTTAATAGAATCAAAAGCAGTTAATATAGATTGGGAATTTAATGATAATCACCATTATGGATCTAAAGAGATTAAACTAACTGCAAAAATTGGTATAACACCAGATGCAAATAGATTAAAAGAACTACTAAATGAATTTAAAGATGATGTAATATCAGCATACGAGGAAGATTAATGAAGAGTTATGATGAAATAGTAACTGGAAAACTATTTAGCTATACAGTACTAAATCCAGATTATACAGAAGAGCTAGAAGGACTACAGGAACTTATCGCATACGCTGCAAAGGTATCTAATCCATCTTCATTCAAACAAGCAGATATGGAACATGCTGATAAGTTAATCAACTACCTGATGGATAATGCACACTGGTCGCCTCTAGAGATGGCAGATGTAACAATTGAATTCAAGACAACTAGAGATATCAGCCATCAAATTGTACGACATAGGTCATTCTCATTCCAAGAGTTCTCTCAGCGTTATGCAGAAGCTCTGACTAATGATGATCAAGCAATTGAATTTGTATATTCAGAAGCGAGGCTACAAGATGAAAAGAACCGTCAAAGCTCAACCGAATTGGATCTCTCAAATACTAGCCAAGCCGCACTGCAATGTTGGTGGGATGAGCAACAAGAGGCTGTCGCGAATCTCTCGAAAGTCGTATATCAAGAAGCCATTGCCAAAGGATTGGCCAAAGAGATCGCACGTAAGGTTCTACCCGAAGGCCTAACAACAACTAGGGGCTTTATGAAGGGATCACTGAGAAGCTGGCTACACTACATTGAACTACGATCAGCAAACGGAACTCAAAAAGAACACATGATGTTAGCTCTACTGATGTCAGAAGCTATACAGAAAGTATTCCCTATGATGAAAGGGTATACTAATGTCATTAGCTAAACTACACTTTATGGTATATGTAGCATTAACGATAGGCCTAATCTTAACGTTAGGTGGAGCGTTACATAGAGAAACCCAATATAAGAATGAATGTTGGGATAATAATGGTATTGTACTAAACCATAAATGTTGGGAATTAGATAGGATTTATCTAGATGGAGAATAAAGGATACGTAGTATACACAGCTGTTAAATGCCCTTGGTGTTCAGAAGCTATGAAACTACTAATTAAGAATAAGTTAGACTTTAAGGTAGTATCAGTAAAGGATAATGACGACGCATTAAGATTCCTTAGTAAACAGGGATTATCAACTGTACCACAGGTATTCCAAGAGGGTAAACTAATTGGTGGGTACGAGGATCTAGAGAAACATCTCGGATCCAAAGAGTAGAAGGGAAATATGAACGACTATCAAAAATTTATAGCAACCAGCCGCTATGCACGATGGCTGGAAGAAGAAAACCGAAGAGAATCTTACGAGGAAACTGTAGATCGTTACGTAGATAGTGTTGTTGTACCAGCAATGTCTAAATCTAAAATGAAGAACTCGGAAGAAGTTATCATGAAGCTGAGGAAAGCAATCAAAGCGATGGAAGTTATGCCTTCTATGCGAGCGATGATGACTGCAGGACCAGCACTAGAACGTGACAATACATGCGCATTTAATTGTGCATACCTACCCGTAGATGATATGAGATCATTTGATGAAGCTATGTTCATCCTACTATGTGGTACAGGGGTAGGATTCTCAGTAGAACGACAAGATGTAAATAAACTACCAGAAGTACCAACACTAAACTTCAGTGAAGTAATAATCGATGTAGGTGACTCAAAAGAAGGTTGGGCAGATAGTCTAAGGAAGTTTATATCATCATTATATGATGGATTAATTCCAACAACTAATATAGATAATGTAAGACCAGCAGGTGCACGACTAAAGACATTTGGTGGACGAGCATCTGGACCAGCACCACTATTAGAGCTGTTTGATTTCATGTTGCAAACATTTAAGAATGCACAAGGACGAAAGTTGAACTCACTAGAGTGCCATGACATCATGTGTAAGATTGGTGAAGTAGTTGTAGTTGGTGGTGTAAGACGATCAGCAATGATCTCACTTAGTAACCTGTCCGACCAACGGATGCGAACTGCAAAGATGGGAGCTTGGTACGATAATGAGAAACAACGAGCATTAGCAAACAATAGTATTGCATACACAGAAAAGCCAGACACAGAATCATTCATCCGAGAATGGTTAGCGTTGATGGAATCAAAGTCAGGTGAAAGGGGTATCTTTAATCGTGTTGCTTCACAGAAACAAGTAGACAAATACGGACGACGTAAATCTAGTCTACTAGGATCAAAAGAATTAATCCAATTTGGGACAAACCCATGTTCAGAGATTATTCTAAGACCATACCAATTCTGTAACCTGACAGAAGTAATTGCAAGACAGGAAGATACACATGAAACACTTAAAGATAAAATCTGGGTTGCTACGGTACTTGGAACGATTCAATCGTCCCTCACTAACTTCCCGTACCTTAGAGATATTTGGCATACCAACACAAAAGAAGAATCATTGCTCGGTGTCTCAATCACCGGAATCATGGATTCAGAATTCCTCAGAGAGTGTTCAGAGGAAACCCTTGACGAACTCAGAGCTTTCACTGTTGAGGTCAACTCAGAATTTGCCAAGGCACTTGGTATACCGGAATCAGCTGCGATCACCTGCGTTAAGCCAAGTGGAACGGTATCTCAGCTAACAGATACTTCCTCAGGAATCCACGCAAGATACGCAGATTATTACATCCGCACAGTAAGGGGTGATAATAAAGATCCACTAACAGAGTTCATGAAATGGATGGGAGTTCCTAATGAACCATGCGTTATGAAACCTGACGCAACGACAGTATTCTCATTCCCGATGAAGGCTCCAGAGGGAGCAGTTAAAGCCAAAGATTGGACAGCATTAGAACAACTAGAGTTCTGGCTAAAGTTCCAACGTGGTTGGTGTGAACATAAACCATCAGTAACTATCAATGTGAGAGATCACGAATGGTTGGAAGTTGGTGCATGGGTATACAAAAACTTCGATGAGATCTCAGGTATCTCGTTCTTGCCGTATGACGATCATGTCTACCAACAAGCACCTTACCAAGAGATAACAAAATCAGAGTATGAAGAGCTACAAGAGGCAATGCCTAAAAACATTGACTGGTCACAACTTAGTGATTTTGAACTTGAAGACAATACATCTGGATCACAGACATTCGCATGTTCCGGTGGATCATGTGAGATTGTCGACATTAACTAGAGAGAACGGCTGGCCTTCGGGCTGGCCAATACTCAATATATGAAAGAATTTAACTATGAACACTACAAGTGTTTAGTGTGTAGGGAAGAGTATTCCCGTATTGTGTTAAATGAAAAACACAAAGATGACGATCTCTGCCCTACATGTTCCAATAAGAGAGAACAGAAAAGAGATTGCCAGTAACACCTGAGCCAGTAGATATCCATCTGATAGTAGGATCAGTCTTTATAGCGTTACTTACGTTAGGACTTATAGAGCCACAAAGATGGATTTCACTCATTCTAGGAAAGGAAGAGAATGAAAAAACAATTAGTATGGGACATAGAAACTAATGGACTGTTAGATACTATGGACCAAGTATGGATCCTGTGTGCAAAGGATATTGACACAGGAACAACTTATGACTTTTCAGATCACGACAAGAATCTACCAAGTATGGATTATGGTATTGAGCTACTTGACCAATGTGATCACCACATAGGACACAACGTATTCGGATTCGACTTCCAAGCGATGTGTCAGCACTATGGATGGCAAATCAGAGACGATCAAAAAGTAACTGATACTTGGATTCTATCACTACTGAATTGCTACAAACGAACTCACAATCACGGCCTAAAGGGTTGGGGAGAAAAACTAGGATCTTCAAAGATTGAATTCGATGACTGGGAGAAATACTCACCAGAGATGAAAAGATATTGTCGACAAGACGTGAACTTGAACGCAAAGGTATATCAACATCTACATGGTGAAGCAACAAAATTGATTCAACGAGAACCTATGTACTCAAAGCGAATCATGATTGAAATGTATGTTGCTCGTCTGAATATGAAGCTAAAACATGGCTGGGTATATGACAGAGAACTAGCTGACAATACTATTGCAGAAATCACAAAGAAGATGAAAAAGGTAGAAGATAAGATTGAACCAAAGCTTGGTACAAAACGAGTATGGATAGATAAGGCTCCTAAGACACCTAAGTATACTAAGAAAGGCCTATACCATACAGTAACTGCAAAACTTCTATCAGAGTACCTTGATGTCCCTGTGAAAGCAGAGGACGCACTACTTGAACATCCACCAATTCTTCCGGGAGAACACTTCCAGAGATTCGAAGAAGTAAAGATCAACATGGGTAATATGGATGATGTAAAAGAATACCTGATGGAGAAAGAAGGTTGGGTACCTAACGATTGGAATAGGACAAGGGGTAAGGATGGTGGTTGGAGAAACTCATCACCAAAACTAGAAGGTAAAAACCTAGAGGACCTAGGGGATATAGGAAAAGGTATATCCGAATACTATATGTTACGCCACAGACGTTCATTCCTAGAAGGCTATAATACTTTGTCAGACAAAAGGGGTGATGGTAGAATTAATGGTAACATGTGGACCATCGGTACACCAACATTCAGAGTTCGACATGAGGGCATTGTGAATATGCCAAAGGCATCAGATAAGGTTCCATACGGTAAAGAGATCAGGTCTACACTAACAGTAGAAGATGATCGTGTTGTTATTGGAGCAGACTCAGCAGGTAATCAACTGCGAGGAGCTTGTCACGTATTCAACAACCAAGAGTTCACTGATCGAATTACAAAGGGTGGAGATGCACACCAAGCGAATGCGGATGCAGTAGGATGCACCAGAGATGAAGCTAAGGTATTCATTTACCGAGTTCTATTCGCGACAACAGCATGGGGACTTGCAAAGGAGTTCAAGAAGACAGAAGCCTACGCTCAAGATATTCTAGATAAGTTCGATGAAGACGTACCAGAGTTCCAAAAAGTAAAAGATTTCTATGAGAAAGAATGGAATAGTAATGGTGGATTTATCTTCGGATTAACAGGAAATATACTATTCGTAGAAGAAGCTCGTAAATGCCTAAACGCAGTCCTACAGGACTTAGAGAAAGCTACATGTGCAGCAGCACTGTGGTGGGCTGAAGAAGAGATGAAGAAACTAGACATAGATTATTACCCACTAATATTCTACCACGATGAAGGTGCATTTGCAGTTAAGAAAGAACAACAAGAACTTGCAGCACCATTGATATCAGCCGGATTCCGTGAAGGTCCAAAGATATTCGGAGTAGAATGTATGGATGGAGGAGAACCAGCAATTGGAAGAACTTACGCCGACGTTCACTAATGCACAAAACAAAATGAATAAGTATAAATATTTTATATTTGTTGACATTAGTGGAAATGGACAAGAAATTGATTGTGATATACTAATACACCACCATTATGAATCAGGTAAACTGTTCCTGACATTTGAAGACAATGAATACATTGTGCATAATGAATGGCGAACAATAGATTACGGATATAACAATCCACAATAAGAGAAAGGATTTATGACAGATAAAAGATACGTATTTATAGATGCGGATTCGATACTCTACACAAGCGCATATGGTGATAGAGTAAGGGATGCAGAAGTCCTAAAGAGGTACGATAGGAAGATTGACTATATCAAAGTACAGTCGTTTGCTGATGAAGTATTCGTGGCTGTAAAGGGATATAATAATTTCCGAGAAAAACTCGATCCAGAATACAAGGCTCAACGAAAGCCTATAGAAGAAAATATGCGACGTAAATTAAAGATGGTACATGAGTACGCGATCAATCAAGGTGCTGTACGATGCGATGGATGGGAAGCAGATGATCAAGTACGAGCATGGGCATGGGAAGCTACTCAAGAGGGTATACCTTGGGTATTAGCTGGTATCGATAAAGACCTACTACAGATTCCGGGAACACACTTTAACTATGGTGGTAATGAAAAGAAACCACTATCAGAAGAAAAGAAGTGGACCTTCATTGAACAAGAAGAGGGAGACTTCAAGTTTGCTTGTCAACTATTGACTGGTGATGTAGTAGATAATATTAAGTGTATCACTAACGTTGGAGCCGTAAAAGCTGCGAAAGCAGTAGGTAACAAAGATAGAAAAGGAATGATGAGTACAATAGTCGAAATGTACAAAGGTGAATTTGGAGACTCTTGGGAAAACAAACTAAGAGTAAATACTAACCTTATGTATATGCGAAGGTGGCCTGACGACGAGTTCAAATATGAGGACTGGTTGAATGGATAATGGTCATTGGGAATTCGACAGAGAGATGATGCCTAGTAAATACCAAGGCTTCATATACTTAATCATGAATAATGATACACAAAGAGCATACATTGGTAAGAAGAAATACTTCTCAGTACTGACACTGCCACCGTTGAAAGGTAAGAAGCGTAAGCGGAAACAATTCAAGGAGATGGCTTGGCGATCTTACACAGGATCATCAGCAGAACTGAATGAAGATATTGAGAAGCTGGGGAAAGATAAATTCTCCTTTATTACATTATGTGAATGTGAGACACAAGCAGAGCTAACATTTACAGAGACAAAGCTTCAACACGATATGAATGTATTGACAGATGTAATGTTATGCGGAACGAGGAAATACTACAACAAGGCAATCGGAGCAATTAAGTTCTTACCGCCAAAGATTGTTGCAGAAAGTACTCGGGAGAAACTACGTAAGAAAGCTTACTTACTACCAAAGGATACATGTAAACACTGTGACATTACATGTGATATAGCTAACCTTGCAAGATGGCATAACGATAACTGCAGAGATAAACCAGCCGATGATGAACCCAACGATATCAAACCCGAGACTTCTTAGAGGGCGTCATTCATGTGAAGATTGTGGTTCCAGTGATTCAGTAGGATACTACGAAGATCATTGGACCTGCTTCGGAGCATGTGATAAGACATACTTCTATGAAGATAACAAGGGAACACGGAATAATACAATAATGGAAGAGATAGATTTCGAAGAAATCATTGAGACTTTGAATCAGATTAACGATCTGCCAATCAGAGGATCAAAGGAAAGGAACATATATAAAGCAATATATGAGTTCTACGGAGTTCGATCTACATTGAATGAAGATGGAGAGCCTGATCACAGGTATTATCCATGGCTACGAGATAACAAAGTAGTAGCTTTTAAACAAAAGATCGATAAGAAACTAAACGATAAAGGTGAAGTAATACAAAAGAAACAGTTCTATATGCATGGTGATACTCAAATCATGAACCGAAAGGACTGTATGTTATTCGGGCAGCATCTATTTGAAGCAGGTGGTAAAATACTTGTAATCACCGAAGGCGAAGATGATACATGTGCAGTTCAACAAGCATACGATCAGAAGTATGGTGGACGCAGGTTTCCTGTAGTATCATTGTACAACTCTAAAGCAGATCAGGTGTTCATCAATAATCTAAATTGGATTATGTCATTTGACAAAGTCATTCTATGGCCAGACCAAGATGAACATGGCGCTGGTGAAGATACCATGCAGCGATATGCAAAGGCCATTGGACCAAAAGCACACCTAGTAGGCTGTAAGAAGTACAAGGATGCCAATGATGCTCTAAAGGCAGAAAAAGCTGACTATATCATTAGCCAGATCTTTAATGCACAAGCATACACACCTGCAGGTTTCGTAAAGGGTGAAGAACTATGGGAACGTTTCAAGAAGCGTAAAGAAACTAAATCCCAACCATACCCAGATTGCCTATCAGGGATCAACCTAAAACTAAATGGTATGCGTCAAAGTGAGATTGTACTCCTAACATCTGGTACTGGTGCTGGTAAATCAACTGTAACAAAAGAGATTATGATCAACATTACACAAAATGATGAAAATAAACTTGGTATTGTTAGCCTAGAAGAGGATGTTGGTGAGACAGTAGAGAAGTTCATTGAGATGCAGATGGAAACAAACTTCCAAGACACAGAAGGGGAGATTGATGAAGGTGAACAACGTAAAGCATTTGAGAAACTATTTGCATCAGAGAGAGTTATTATCCTCGACCACCAAGGTTCGGTCGGTGATGATTCACTTATTGAGAAACTACGGGCGCTCTGTGCTATGGGCTGTACTCACATTATTCTTGACCACATCACTATCGCAGTATCGGAAGGGAACGATGGGCTAACAGGGAATGAAGCAGTAGATAAGATGATGTCTGATCTTCTGAAACTAGTAAAACAATTCCCGGTATGGCTTGGAATTATCTCACACCTACGTAAATCAGGTTCTGGTGGTAAGAGCTTCGAAGAAGGTCACATGGCATCTATGGATGACATCAAGGGATCAGGATCTATCAAACAGATCTCATTCGATATCATTGCATTCTCAAGAAACATGGTTGATCCAGATGAACGTGAAAAGAATACAATCTACTTCAGGGTACTGAAAGCTCGATTCACAGGTAAAACTGGTGACGCTGGTGCTGCATACTATGATGGTAAGACACGTAGATTAAAATCAGCATCATTAACACAAGAAGAAAGGGCTGATGAACTGTTCAGTAAAGCTGACAATATATCACCCGAGGTTATGAGAGAAAGGATTGGCTTGTAATGGCATACATAGGTCAAAATGAGGACGAGTGGAATGCCGCTCAAAAGAAGAAGTTAAGTAAAGAGTTAAATGAGGGAAAGACGAAATGCATCATATGTCAAAAGAGGTTCACAGGAATCAAAATGCACTTACGTCACGCACATAATATGAAGATGGTAGACTTACCAACACCAACCTATGCGGTTGAACCAATCTAAGGAATAATATGAAGGACATAAAAGATTATATCCAAAAGAAAATAGATAGAATCGGTCCAGACACAGGAAGATCTGGTGGGACTGGTGCAACTATACTGAGATTTGATAAGTCTGACAATGATCTAGATGATTACATAAATGCTTGTATTCAATCTATTATGTCTTGTATGAACCGGAGTGATATACCGGGGATGGCTAAGCTAACACAAATCTCAACTTCTATTGGGCAACGTGTTCTCTCTATGATGGGGGATAACGAAGCCCCATTTGATCAAAGAGTAAGGCTAGGTGATCTATTCATCGAAGCCTTATTCACACTATCATATATAAACGTATACAGAGATCCTGCATTTTCAGAGCATAGCCGAGAGGCTCCTTATGTAGTACACCTTGAATCTAGATGGTCAGAGTTATCTGAGTATCCACTAGTAAGGTCTAGGAAAGACTTACGAGGAACATTTGATAGCCCTAAGACTGCATCAAGGTCTTGCCTGAAGAGAGATAAGTTTACAAAAGAAGAATGGGAAGATCTAAAAGAATCACAGCATATATCAGCAGTAACTAAACTTCAAGCTATACCACTAAGAATCAACCTAGACGTTCTAGAAGTTATAAACAAAAACAAGGATAAGTTTATCAAAGAGGGGAGAATAGAAATTCCATCTGAAGGTAATAAAAAACGTATGGATGATACGTATTATGCTTGGAGAATGGCAGAAAATAGAGCAAAGGGTAAACCTAGTGCTGATGTTGAATCGAAGAAAAAGAAGTATGTAAAAGAAGCAGAGCTTTGGAATAAGAAACTAATAGCTCTAAAGAATCAAAGTAAGAAGACTGCATTTACATACACAATACAAAAAGCTGAAATACTAAAACTAGAATCAGAGTTCTATCAAACACTAGAATTAGACTATCGTGGACGATTCTACTATGTTGAAAGCTTCTTTAACTTCCAAGGAACAGATGCAGCCAGAGGACTAATAGAGTTCTCTAATGGAAAGAAGATAACTGACAGAGGAAGGTATTGGCTTGCAATTCATACAGCGAGTTCATTCAATAAGTCGTATTCAATAGATGAACTACCAGACTGGTGTGAAGAAGATTACAAAGAGTACCTAGAAGAAGAAGGCCTAGATACAATCTCTGTGGATAAGATGACACTGAATGATAGGGCTAACTGGACAGAGAACAATCTGGATGAGATCATAGATTATGTTGATAAACAAGACATACCTATGGATGCAGAGAAACCAGTTATCTTTTATGCTTGTTGTGTTGAATGGGTTAAGTACCTTAGTGATCCAGATGGACACCTATCAAGACTACCTATTCAGGTTGATGGGAGTAACAACGGATGGCAGCACTTAGGTGCGATGTCAAAGGATTCTAAAACAGGATCACTAGTAGGTCTTATACCATCTAAGATTCAGAAAGACTTCTATGTATCAACAGCAAAGTCTCTGATAAAACTAATACCTGATTGGTTCGAAACTAAGGCTATGCCAATGAAGCATATTAGAAAAGGTATTAGTAAACGTGGATCTATGACACGAGCATATAGTGCTGGTGAGAAAACGATGGCTACTAATATGTACGCTGATTGTTATCAGGAAGACTTCACAACTAAGTATGGTATAACAGTAGAAGATTGTAACAAGTTAGCACACAATCTGATAACAGCGATCAATAAGGTCTGTCCGGGACCATTAGAAACAATGTCGTTCCTTCAGCGTCTTGCTGCATACGAGATTGGTTCATACACTATCTTTAAGGATGGTAAGGTCGCAGCTAAGGCTTATAAGACACTTAAGAAAGAACTGAAAGAACTGAAGTATAAGAAAGATAAGACTGATGAAGAACTTGAGAAACTATCTAAACTAGTAAACGAACAATCTACATACGAATCTAGACTAGTTGAAGGTAATGGATCAAATAAAATCAGGTGGGAATCTCCATCTGGATTCAAGATTATCTATGAGAACTTTATACAACGGTCAATAAAATGTAAGGGTACTATAAACGGGGTTGGACGTATCAACCACGTAGCTTACGAAAGAACTGAAATGCCTAACGTAAAGGGTTACATGAGTGGGATCAGTCCTAACTTTGTACACTCTATGGACGCAGCGCATATGGCTATCATTATTGATAACTGGGAAAGATCATTCGCAGCAGTACACGACGCATTTGCAACACACGCCTCAGACATTGATGACTTGTTATTTGTAACTAAAGAGGTATTTATCGCAATATATGAAAAGGATAATTTCTATGACGAGATTGAAGAAACTCTCTTATCAAACAAAGAAGGACTCACAGTTGAACAACCAGCAAGAGGAAATCTCTCAATCTCATCTGTTAGAGAATCCGATTACTTCTTTGCCTAAACAATACATGGGGACGAAAAAGAGTAGCTATATGGAAGAGAAACCTAATACAAACATTCTAATTGAACTAGGACTACGGAAGAAATGGCGTAACAAAGCAGAGTGGCAGGGATTACCAACTGTTACTTGTGAAGAGTTTAATCTGTACAGAGAGGGATATGGTTGGATTATTAAGTCCATATTGAATGATCTAGCTACTGAGAACGTCGATATTAACCGCCTTGTCGAAGTAAGACGGGCAGACACACTAGTCTTCAATTTGAGGTCACTATATTCGTGGCTTAATCCAACTAACAATCAACCAGAACATCTGAAGAAAGAGAACTGGAATAAGGAGAATAAAAATGGATAAACAAAACTATAACTTTATGGCTCTCCAAGGATTCGATATCTCAGATGAAGATTATGTCGATGAATTCGGAGTTCCACCTGAGTATGCATATACTCCACAACTTAACTATTGGATGATTGATCATGTATTCGAACGTGATGTTAAAGCATTCCAAGATTCAGGGATGACTCATCGGGAAGCTCAGAAGATGGCTAATAGTCAACGGGATTCAAAACGAGCCGAAGTTAAAGAACTTATGGCTAAGAAAGGGCTACTATCATGAGTGTTGAAGATGACCTAGAGTGGCTACTACAAGCAGCATATGAACAAGGCCTTGATCATGGGTTTACTATTGGTCGTGGCAAACGTCCACGTCCAGAAGATACGAAAGCATTACTTAAAGTAGCAGAAGCTACCAAGGGAAAGCTGAAAGTAGCACTGGAAGCAGCGAAAGAAGAAGATAATGCTGAAGGATGATTTCGATATCTCAATACCGATTAGTTTATATAATGAATTACTCGTTTGTTGGAATAATAACAATATGGATAGAATAGAAGCTACCAAGGGAAAGCTGAAAGTAGCACTAGAATTAGCGAAGGAAGAAGATAATGCTGAAGGATGATTTCAATATCTCAATCCCGATTAGTTTATATAATGAATTACTCGTTTGTTGGAATAATAACAATATGGATAAAGTAGAACCACCGTGGAAAGATTTCTACGAAAGTGGTGACGAATATTATAAAAATTCGTATCTAGATAACGTAATTACAGATAGAGAACGATGACACTACTAATTATATATCTATTGTATAAACGAAAATAAAAAGGACCTATCCGTACTCTTAATGAGTATAGATAGGTCTATATTTTTTTCTGAATGGGAGCCTTTTATGGTTCCTTCTTTTTTAGTATGAGTCCGACAAGAGTCTCATTAGTGCGCCCAGAATTGCAACACACCTACACCAGTTCGTTTGAACTGTGACTCGATCTCGCCGCGAAGTTTCCCACGCGCCAAGTTAGTTTTCGAACTGAGTTTAGAAAGCCTCTCTTCGAGTTTAATGTTCCCTTCGATAGTATCAAGAATCTTTGAAACCTGCCTAGAAGTAATTAACTTAGGAGCAGTATTAGGATTCATGAACGAAGAAGCACTAATATTCTTATCGCGAGTAGTTGATACATTAAACGCCTGTAGAAGTGCATTCTGGAAACGTTGAGTACGGATCTTGATGTACTCATCATAACCCTTAATACGTGCTGACGGTTCTTGTGCAGCTTCACCTGATTTAGTTTCTAGAATCTTACCATCAAGATATTTAACTCTAGGACTAGGATCAATAGGATCAGCAGCTTTAATAAACGCCTTAGCAGCTTGGCCATGTTCAGGATTCATAAGATCATACAGATAATCAAATTTACCATCCTTAAGGCTCCACTCTTTATCAGGAGCTGAGTCTAGCATCGTTTTCATATCTTTCTTGAGTGCACGATACTCTTTTAGAGCCTCTGAAACAAAGTTCCAATCACGAGTAGTAATGTCTAAGAAGTTAGTATTAACCTCATCAACAATAGTATCGTAACCATGGACGTCAACCTTATAAGCATCATAGATCTGGAAGAAATATGGATCCTTTGCAGGGTGACTTTCCTTTAGTTTATCCCAAGAATTACCAGTGGCAGTACGAACTACAGTTGCAGCATCGATTGACTGTGTTGGAATAACAGCTGCACGTCCACGAACATACCCTGCACTCTCACCGTCCTTCTTAGCGGCACTTGATGCATACTGTGGTGAGTCTTGTAGGATAAGTGTGGCATCAGCTTTATCAGATCGCATGCGTACTTTGGATTGTTTAGCTTCCTCACCAATACTTCGATTGTCTCCAAGCAAAATACGGTGTCCTGATGGACCTCTGAGTGAGAACAGCTTGTCTCCTAGTGCATGCATGAAGCCAACTGAACGCATAACGCCTCGTGTATTAAACGTATCTGTGCCGAATAGTTCGAACAGAGCATACACAACGTTGTCGTGAGCAGCATCAATCACTTTATCAGTAGTGATACCAGCATCATTAAGTATCTCAAGGTTGCCAGCGAATGTAGGATCGCTAACTTGTAGTTCTGGTAGGTGTTTCTTAATTTCACCTTTGAGTCCTGCGACTTCTTTACCATACGGGAATACCATAGTAACGGTTTTATTGATCTCACGGAAGGATCCGATTGATCGTAGAACGTCACGAATGAGTTCTGTCTTACCCTTAATCTCATCCATGTTGAATACAGGGATCATTTCTTCAAGACGTGAGTCAATCAGAGATACCATAGCATCACGAAGGTCACCACCACCTACTGCCTCAGTAGAATCATCAGGTCTAAGAGCGCCAACACGAGCAGCAATCTCAGGATTACCTAACATCATACCTTGGTTAGCGATACCATTAGTCTTACCATCAATATAAGCATTAATAAATGTCACATGGTTCTGCCCTTTATCCATAGCTTCATTAAAGTTCTTGAAGTCGATGAGAGCATCAATAGCCATCATACCATCTTCACCCTTACTCACAATGAACTCAAGTAGAGAAGGATCTACAGCCAGCTTCTGCTGGAACTGCATAAACTTACCTTCCATGTTTGGAACAGTTGAACCTTTTGCAACAGCCTCAGAGAGTTGTTCGAACTCATTTTGAGGGAATACTTGATTCAATGTGTCTTCTAGAAGCTTACCCCAACCCACATACTTATCCTTATTCTCCATAAGATCAGCCATACGGCCTTTTTCTAGTGAAGCGTCTGCACCAAAGGATAGTGCCATGATATTCATGTAGTTGTTATACATCCTACCACTACGATTAGAGATAGTAGCTGGGTGTTTGGACCTTGTAACAAAACGAACAATCTTCTTTCTAGTTGGATTGAACTCAGTTTGTTGAGCCATCATACGACCAGTCAGTGGTTGCATAGCAAATGTCAAGTAGTTTGGACTTTTACGATACATTGCAAGAGTTTTCATGTCTCTAGCAGCATCAGCCTTCTTACTACGGGTAATCTGAATAGCTTCTTCAAGGGCTTGAACCTCTTCCATACCGTCTAGTTCTTGTTTTTGTTTCTTAACAGTATCAAAAGACTTACGTCCTAGTCCGAATGCATCTCCAAATCGATCATTCCTATCTCCAATCTTTCCAAATAGAGAAGGGAACAACATTGCAACTGCAATACGCATACGGCGATCATCAACTACGTGTGCAACACCGTTCTGGTTACCAATAGCCTCTTCAAACTGAGACAATGATGCATAAGAAGGATCATCTGATCCAATTTTATTACGTTTACGATAAGCAGGACGAAGTACTTCCTTAGCTCCCTGAAGTCCAGAACGTTTAGGTGAGTTCTCAGGACCAATATTGATCCCTAGTGCCTGTTGACGGAACTCACGGTTCTGCTCTAGAATATCTGCACCCTCTGGAGTTAGTTGGAAACGCCAAGGTGTCTTAGTTCCATTAGGATCAGATTCACCCTTTTCGTTTGTACGTACACGAGTTGCCTTAACCATATGCGGATTAGCCTGTGCATATGCCAATAGGTGTTGTGCGCCCAAATCCTTATTCTCTTGAGAGGTCATCTTATCAGCGGTAGTGGCTCCCTGCTTCTCAGCATTCCACCAAGTACCGATTGAACGTCCTACTCTCTCTGCACCCTCTGTGGGGTTGATAAGTTCCTTTGACAATAGTGGCCTATTATCTTCACCTGTTGGTTCGATCACCTCAGCTTCGTCGTTGTTACCTAGGAACATCATATCTAGCTCGTTTTCAGTTGCTAGTTGTGCTGTAATAAGGAAACGTGGATCAGGATAAGAGAAGTTAGTCTTTGGATCGACCGTTAGTGCATCTAACTTACCTGACATAGTCTGGAGAATTGTGTTCTCCTTATTTTCCATCTCTTTTACAAGATTGTACCTTTCACGTTTAGCAGCATCCCTCTCAGTTTCATCAAGAGCCATACCTACCTTACGGTTGGCCTCAAGGAACTGATCGCGATAAGCTGAATCAGCATGAGTATTAAATGAGATGTTACCTTGGGTGTTATCCGATGGGTTCATCATACTTGCAGTACGTTTAGCTCGTTCAAGAAGTTGTGATTGTGGACTAGAACTAAGTACAGGTGTGTTGCGGGGAGCGAACGATTGTTGTTCTGCTCCCTCAACTTGATTACCTGACTGCTGCCAATCATCGAATGTTGGATTAAGTTCACCAGATTGTGCTGGATTCCAACGTTCACTAATAGGTAGTAGTTCATCGTCAGCCGTAAAACCAGAGACTTTAGGATCGACTGTTGGAACAGCCTCATCCATCTCTCCCTGAGTGTTAACTTTCTCAGCAAGAGATCCGATGGTTTTATGGAGTACATTGTTTAGCGTATCGCTAGGTGTTGGCGTGGCTTCGCCGCTTTGTATTTTCTGAGCATCTAACCCAGCGCCTATCTTAGCCATTAGCTATCTCCTTAATTTTTGTTATGTTCAAACTCAACACCAGATAGTTTCTGTGTCAAATGAGTCATTGGACCTAATACAGGTGCAGCACGAAGTGCATTGTATTGAGCCATATCTACGTCACCTTGGTAGGCAGCATCTGCTGACTTAAGCAGTCGTCTAACTGGTCCCATAGCTGGCATCTCGTCTGTGATCATATCGAACCCAGCCCCAATTGCGGAAGAGCTCTGTTTCTCAAACGTTGGCCATATGAAGTTCAGTGCGCGTTCACCTTGACCAAGAAGGCCAGAGGAGTTAACAGCACGACGAAGCTTCTCATTTGTGTCTAGGTATGGAGAAGGTTCCCCGTACTTCAACCAATCTTTTAGATATTGCGATGCAAAGCCTAAGAAGATCATTGTCGCCATCATAGCGAATGTATTGAATTTTATTGAAGGTCTACCACGAGATACATATTCAGACCACATCTTTGGAAGATGGTTAGCCGTGAATGTAGATACGTAACCATTGAACTGTGTGAACAGTGCTAGTCGTGGATCCTGATATAGAAGAGGTCTGTTTGCAGCACCGGGTAGAGCAACCGTTTGGTTGATAAACGTATACTGTGCAAGGTCTTCAAACTGTGCATATTGATCTTTCTGCTCTTGTGTCATGGAGTTTTCATCCATATCCATCAACGAGATAAAACGATCAACAGGTACACCTAGGTTCCTTATCTGCTCAAATGAAAACCTGTAGGCTTCACTATTGCTTGGTTCATTCTTAATACGTTCAACATGATCTCTCATGAAGTCCGTGTAAGATGCTACTTTCATAGCTCGTGTTGCGTTTGTCAAATCTTGAAGCATATTGTACTTGAAGAATCGATCTACTAGTTTCTTGGACCAGTCAGACATCTCTGTAGCACCAACTGTACTGGCTGCACCAGCTTCCCAATTAAGGTACCCAAGTCTGGTAAGGGTTTGCATATGCTCTCCCTCTGGAACGTACTCACGGCCAGTCCACATTTCTGCGCCCCAACGGTGTAGTCCTCGTCCCATACCACTTGCTAACTCATGAGCGAACGGTTGGATATTGTTAAAGATCTGTTTGTTTGTCAGTCCTTGTGTAACCAACGCAAGCTCCACAGTCGATGAGAGTGCGGAGAGTGGTAGAGAGGTCAGTAGTGACCAAACCAATACTCCACGTTGCACACCGAGTGCACGTTCACCATACGATCCTTTAGGCGGTCGTTTGTAGTTACCAGATTGAGCTTCCAAGTAGCTCTGAATAGCCAAAGCCATCTGATCTACTTCTTCCTTCGGTACGCCTTCTCTTGCAGCCTGATCGAGTAACTTAGCTACTCTCCAATTATCACGCCCGACAAACTTATGATAAGTCTCGAAACGTGCGGCCATACGTGCGCCTTCCCGGAAGTTATGGAATGCATCCTGATGGAAGAACTCGTTGAACTTAGGGTTCTGTGAGAGTCCCATAGTACGCTTCTTACCATGTGTTGCTGGAACACCCTTAGTTATAAGATCAAATACACTCTGATCCATACCATCTAGTGCTTCACCATCCAAGATTTTAGTTGTTAGTTCATTCGCAGCTTCCTTTGACATAGCGTACTCCGAGCGGAGCAGTGTTTCAAAGTTACCACGACGTTGACCAATATTAGTACGATCCATAGCCTTAAACTTACCGAAGTAGTTATGTAGCTTCTTGATCTTCTCTTCCCTTTTAGGGATAACAACTTCACCTGTTTCAGGATCTACTGCTGGTTTAGCATTCTTATTCCACCAGTTGTTCTGTCTGTCTCTCATTATGTTAGCAGCTTTCTCACGAGATTCCATGAACTGTTGAATCATATTCTTGTTTGGATCTTTGCTATACTTCTCGTCCCAACCTGCTGACTTAATGTTGTCATACCTTGACCAGTCAAACTCAGTACGTTGTTCAGGAGGCTTCTTCCAGTTCTCTTCATGCCAATTGTTATAGTCTAGATTAGCCCTTTCTAATACATTGTTGAATTTAGCTTTAGACTTAGCATCAGAACCAGCAAGTCCTCTATACCAGATTTTCTCATTACCACCAATCATATTACTATACTTTTGTGCAATAAAATGCATAGAGTCTTCGTAGTTATGTCCAGCCTTAATTTTACCTAAGGTAGCTCCAAACATAGCACCAAGTTGTCTATAAGAGGAACTACGAACAAGAGAGTCCTTAGTCATACGAGAGCGCATCATACCGCGCCATAGCATAGGCAAGTTCTTAAATGAGTCTATAGCCTTCTCTGTAAGATCACGACCACCTTTCTGTTCGATGTGTGAGTCAATACGTAGTGCAAGGTCAGTTGTATCTTCTACACCACGTTGCATAAGTTCAAGACGCTCTTCGATAGTCTCATCTTGATTCTCTAGGTTTGCTAAGGTGTCTTCAAAAGATGTTCTAGGTTTACCCCGCTCCCAAGCAGCATCGGCCCAACCACCCACTTCACGTACGCCACCAACGCCACCAAATGCGCCGCCAAGCGTACCCCCAGCAATTGCTGCATTCGTGATGCGGTCAATGAACTCAGAGTTGAAGCCAGAGTGATCAAATAGCCCGAGGTTCTCCTCGTCGTAATTCTCACCCATTTGGGCAAGAGTTTCCTGAGCAGCTTCAGTAACTGCCTCAGCCCCAGCACCTTTAGCAGCACGATTGAGGATAGTACGAGTAACATTTCTGGCACTAAGTTGTTGAGCCACAAGTTTATCTGCATCTTCTACCAATCCCATTAGTTCTGTCTTAGAAGCATCTGCTAGTTTCTTCTTAGCAGCAACACGAGTCATACCTCTTGTTACGAGAGTATCCTCTGCTTCCTTTAGAACTCCTTTTAGTGTCTTACCACCTGAGGACAAACCTTTCAGACCGAGTCTATCTAGTACACCTTGACCAAAGCCAGATGCTAGTGCAACCTTCCAGTTCTTTTCATCTTGTGAGTTATACACCTGACCAGCATATATAGCTGTAGGCGATGCAAGACCAACCGTACCACCGACGACAGCACCAACGATGGTACCACCAACAGGGACAATAGAGCCAGCGACAGCACCAGCCGCAGCACCCGCTGCAGCAGAGGCAATTGTGTTGGCCATATAAGGTGTCGACATGATTGCGTTGTTTGCCAGATAAGAGAATCCATCAGAAATACTTCCTACATCTTTATAGTCGACGAGTACCTGTGGCATATCTTCAATATCAGAATTGGCTTCAGATACACCAATCCTACCTTTAGTTTCCATTGCCTCATTACCAGTAGCATAACCAATCGCTTGGCGCATACCGTTAAAGCCTGAACGCATACCGAGAAGTGCAGTGTCAAAGGAAGTACTAAGTGGTTTTAGTGCTTTGTTGTCGATTGTCCTATCAAGTTGGCGTAGTGACACACCAGCATGAATATCCTCATCATACTCACGCTCGTTAAGAGCCAGAGTTTTGAAATTTAATTGTCCTTCATCATCCTTAGATGCTTCTGATATTACATCGAAAGCTTCCTGAGTAGATTCGTCACGTTCAGCACCTGCGTACCTCTGTGAGTGTCCAATGACCGATTGGTCAATTGAGCCTTTATCTGCCCATATGGATGGAGCCACTATCCCTTCCTTAGCTAGGAAGTAAGACATACGCTCACCAGTATCTGGGTTGTACATATCACCGATTGAACGTCCATAGACATCTTTCTGCCCTGTACGTAGAATCTCTGTAAATCCATTCTCTCTAGATAGTCGAGATACTTCTTTGTGATATGCACTGCCAGCTTTATGGCTTTTATCTCCGCTGATGTAGTCGTCCGTATGAGCGACTTCTGGAGTGTTAATGTTTGATATACGGATAGATTCTCCGTCCTTAGTACGAACGGTATCACCATCAATGAAGTGATTACCTTCACCTGCAGTGGTATCGAACGTCTTTTCGACGAATTTATTTGGGTCTAGGACGGAGTCCATTCTATATCTCCTATTTCTCTACGGATGTACCGAGTTCTGTATTTAGGAAGGTGTAAAAACCATCCCTACTATTAAACTGATTCTTCTTATCAGTTGGAAGCTTCTCATATTCATCCCATGCATACTGCATGAATGTATTAAGCATAGCTCCTTTATCTACTGTACTCGGATCGAATCCGGGTGCGCTCATCGCGAACCTTAGTACCTTATCGTTTAGCTTGAAGATCTGGTCAGGATTTAGTTCCTTACCACCACTACGAAGCTGTTGTGACCAGCCATTGTTGGAATCCATATAGATAAGCTGTGCATCAATAAATGGAGCCAAGGACTCAACCTTACCACCAGTTGCAGCTGCCCAACGTTCAGCTTGTCGTGAAGCATTACCAACAATACGTGCCGATAATCCTGAATCTATATCTACACCATGCTCTCTTCGGAATGAATCAAGTCGGTCTTCGACTACTGATGCATCTTCAGCAGTGGATCCAATGAAATACGGATTATCCTTATCTTGTCTGACAAGATGTTGGTCCATAATCTTTGCTGTCTGCTTAGTAGAAGTCTCACGTTGTTCAGTACGAGTCTCTCCATCATCAGGATCAACAACATCACCAGTATACTCTTTACCAGCTAGATCTACATAAGTCTTAGATCCGTTGGGCAGAGTTGCCTCGTGTACAATAGTTGTAGTACCTTTCTTGTATTTACGGATAGTCCTATCGTATTTGATACCTTTCTTAGGATCATCAACAGCCTTAAGCTTAGAAACGTCACCTGTCTTCCGATATTCTTCGACTGAGGCGGGTGTGTACTTTCCCTGACCAGCTAGTCCATTTGTGATACTCTCACGGTTAACTAGTCCCTCTGCAGCAGTACCAAAACTCCAACTCATGGATCCTTTATGGTCATAACCAGCAATACGAGAACCTACATACAAAAGTGCAAAACGATTAAGGTCTTGTCCAGTGATACCAAATGTACGATTAGCCCAAGACATAGCCTTAGCCCATCCAGATGGATCTTCTGATTTCACCTTGTTAACGTCTGATGCTGTTACATTAACTTCACCACCATTAGGTGTTTTAACTGCACCCTCAGTGTCTACGTATGGAACTTGATCTGGTCCTTGCGGAGTTGTCAGTTCTGTAGCTACCTTTTCGCTTTCCGAAGCTTCTTCTGGCGTAATAGTACTCGGATCAATATCAGTGTCAATTATTGGTTTCCCTTCTAATAGTGCTTTCTTCCTACGAACACGATTACGGCCTTTAGCTTTATCTTCTTCTGTCCCATAGAATACCCTTTCACCATTCTCTTTAAATGCGGGTTTCTTTGGATCATATGTTCTTTTATCTTCATAACCGCCGTAGACTTCTTCATAGTCAGCGATTGTAACTTGACCATCACCAAGACCAGTCATATACTTCTTATACTCTTCACTCTGACCGAGATCCTTAATAGTCTCATTCTGTTCAGGCGGAATACTAGATTCCTCGAATACAGGTGGTACTACTACAGAACTATCTTGTACTGTCTCAATAGCTGGCACTGGTTGTGCAAGAGGTTGTGGCATATACGGATTAGGGTGTTGCCCAGCGTTTACAGCAGGTTCTCCAAACATTCCACCTGAAGGTCCTTCACTCATAACTCCACCGATAGGGTTGTTTCCGAATAGGCCACCTTGTGGTCCTGTACTCATAACTCCACTAGAGGGGTTGTTTGTTATAATATCCTCTCCCTCTGCCAGTTTAACGATAGAAGGTGATTGGTTCATTGGTATCTGTTGGTTGTCCTTAAATAGGTTACCAATAGATTGTAGGAATCTTTCCATTACTTAGTCTCCTTCTTACGTTTAATTTTAAATATCACCGGACCGGAACCTTGGATATTCATCATAGGTGGCGGTGGTGGGGGTGCTGGTGTAGTGGGTGTTGATCTATTACCGCCCAATAGTGCATTAACACCAGTGCTTAGTAGTGCTCCAGCTGCGTTATCAATGGTACCATCAATCATTTCATTACCTGTAATAGGTGGAACTATTGAATAGTCTGGTTCATCTTGCATCTGTGGTATACCATCAGATACAGGTGGAACCGCTGGTTGTCCATCAGGATCATAGTAAGTCTCTGTCAGAGGTTTCTCTGCACCCTGACGTAGACCTGTAAATACATGTCCACCTAATGTAACATTATTACCATCACGACGAGAAGCTTCTTGCTGTAGCCACTTAGGTACTGTGTTCTGTTGTTCACCACGATCCTTGTGAGCCTTCATACCTGCTGGTGAATAGTAGTGTGTAGCACCACCAGTAATGTCCTCATTAGATGATAATGCGCGTATTGCATTAGCCTTAGCTCTCTCATACTGAGGATCACCGGGATTATACTTATCTGTTAGTGTATTACCACCAACACCTTCATTCCATGCAGAAAACTGTTTACGCTGTAGCGCAACTTCTGATAGTGTATCAGGCCATCTAGGATCAGCTGCTCTATTACGAATAACATGAGCAACAGCAGTTTGACCAGCATCACTTTCACTTGCAGCTTCACCAAGGATTGTCCTAGTGAGTACATCAATGTCTCTGTCGTTATATTCCATATTACTTACCTGCTAGTTTCTTACCACCGAGCAATGCAGCACCGATAGCTAATGGTGCAGTAATTGGATTAGACATTGCAGCAGTCATCAGTCCAGATCCAAGTGCACCTGCACCTGCAGCACCTGCGCCAGCAGCACCAGCAGCACCTGCGGCACCTGCGGCAATAGGAGCGGCTGCGGCAATGGGAGCAACAGCGGCTGGAGCAACAGCGGCTGGAGCCAACTTTGCGAATAGTGCTTCAGCACCCTTCTTTGCGACAGTAGTTGCACCAGTGGATGCAGCGCTCATTCCGATTTGTTCAGCTGCGGTCGGTTGTCGACCTTTAATTGCTGGAGCAGATCCGGGATTATGTTGCATAGATGGCATAAGTGGAGCCGCAGATGCGTTCCTTTGTTTTAGTTTCTCGAAAGCCATTTACTTCCCTCCCTTATCTTCAGATTTAGATACAGTTTTCTGTTCTTGGTTAGTCATTAGTGGTGTGAATGCCTGAATACCAGTCAGATAGTTCTCTAGGCCTTTAGCCTCTGCATCTAGTTGTTCTTGTTCGATGTCTCGTTGGTTATTACCCATATTCATATAAGCATCAAGTAAAGCTGCTTCACCCTGACCAGATTGCATCATAGAGTCTGCACCCCACATTGCACGTTCTTTCAGTTTGTCTGCTTGCTCATAATCTAGTCCAGCCATAGCGTTAGCCAACTGAGCTTCTTTATCACCAGCCATAATAGCTGCCCTTGAAGAACCCATAAGTCCTGCTTTTGCAACATCATCATTCTGTACACCGAACTCTTTAGCGGCTTGATCTATAGCAGCTTGTTTAACTGCTGCATTATCACCATTACTAAATATACCAGTTCCTTCCATAGCATCAGAGTAGGTTTCACGAGCAGTGCCCATTACTTCCATGCCCTTATCAAGAGCGCCTTCTGATCTATCGAAAACCATATCTTGTAGTCCTGATGTTCCAGCTACTTTTCCGAGTGCGCCTTCACCGTAAAGCTTCTCGAGTTCTGCTAGACCTTCATCCACAACAGGTTGAAAGTCTTTATTCATAGTTGTAGATGATGTAGTTTTACTAGTGCTAGTACCACCACCGCCACCCTTACGTGGGGCGACGTTCCAGTTATTAAGGTGTCGCGATACTGGGTTCAGTAAGTTTGTCATAAGACTCATAGTCTATCTCCATTGAAAAGACACGGTACACTTCTTTGTACTTCTCTCCTTTACCACCAGCTATCTTGTCAGCGGCTCGACTCCATCCTTTTCTACCCCAAAACTGTAGGTTCTTAACGCCTATTTGGTTTGCGTAGTTATAAAGGTTTATGTGGAAGTCTTCAAAACCAACATGATTGTCAGTTCCTGATGTGATGATATGTAAACATCTGTATCCGTCGAACTCTAATATCTCAGTAGAGGCTGCGCCAACTACCGTTCCATCAATAAATGCTAACCACATAATAACGTCACCTAGTAAGGCTCGTCCTATTAGTGTTTCCCATTTTTGTTCACCAGTTCCTGATTCGAATGCTGGTTTTACATATTTATCTATGAAAGGCATTACCTCAAGGAGCTTTTCCTTGGGAATACTTAAAAGTGTTTTGTCCATTTTTTGTCCTCAGGGCTTAATTTCTAACAGAACCCAATCTGCGGTTAATCCTGTGAAGCTGTAGTCGTCTGCTGTCCAAAGCTCTACAATAAGAATAATCTCACCGTCGCTATTTGTAACAGTACGAACTGCCTCTGCACCTATTGTGCCAGTTAAAGTAGTATTTGAATAGTTATAGATATTACCAACTTTAAATGATAATTTACTGTCCTCTAAGGGGACATAGCCAGTATTAATTACAACAGTTTCTACCAAGGTAGGTGCAGAGGGCGTAGCAGTAGCATCAGTGAATGATACTGTGCCAGAGGCTCTCTGTACAAATCTGTTTGCTTCCCCAAGACCTCTTGCGATCTTCTGGAGAGTTTGATAGATCTGACGATCTTTAATACTTGTACTCACTTGTACTGATTGACCCATTATCTTGTACCCTCGAATCTCTGATCTACAAGACATGCTGATATCTTAGGATCTATAGTACCATCCATAGCCCACCTCATAGTATAATAACGACCTAGTTGTCTGAAGTCTACTTTGAAGTCAGAGTCTGGATCGAAGGACTTAGGTGTTACTGATGCTATATCAGGAGCAGTCGGAGTTCTGGATGTTGCGATACGGATATCGAACTCATTCTCTGATGTTGGGTAAAGCCCATCGACTGCCTTAACTTGGTTTACATTTCCCAAGCCCCTAGATGTCCACTGTATGTATCCATCTGATACCAGAGTATCCCTGTCTATCTCATACAGAGATCCTGTTACAGAGGATGCTGGTGATACATCAATAGATGCTGCGAAGATACGTACTGCACCCTCTACCTCAGTTTCTGTAATTGAAGTTACATTAGGCAACGAACGTAGATACCAAGTACCTTGTTCATAGTTATAAACTAATGCACGATTACATCCTTTATACGTGTCACCAGATGAAGCAGCCTTACTTCTATAGCAAGTCCATACTTCTTTATCAAGTGAATCATGAAATACAAATGTTAGATTACGGTCTTCTAAGCTAGTAGCCAGATCTCCGTAGAAGAACTTCTCTACTTTGTTGTTAGAGATTACTTCCTTCTCTGGACCACCTGAATGAATGTAGATGCCATACTGACCTACGACGAAGTGTCTATTAGATCCAATATCAACAACACATCCTTCTGATAGAATACCATCATCTAGGAATGCTGTATCACCTACAACAAATAGTGGTTCACCAGTATCTTGCATACGAATAACTGCGTCTGTCTTATACACCATCAGGAATTCACCTAATTGTGCTGCATCCACAACCCTTCCCGGAGTTTGGGTAAAGAAAGCATTACCTGCAGTGTTTCTAAATGACGCATACCACTCTAAGTCTAGAATAGTACCAACGTCAGATACTGAGGATGAATATACTAGTTCAAGTGGTGAATAGATATCATTAGTATCATCAACATCATTGAAGTCATTGAATAGGTTTAGTGCTACAAGTCTACCATTATAAGTAGTCATCTTTTTAGCAAAGTATGGATTAGTATCCTTTACAGACCCATAAGCTGTTATATCTGCGCTTGCTACTGTTGCGGTAAAGGTTTGACCTGATACCATATTAGTAGAACCGCCAATAGCTGACCAATCAGGATCAGTAATAGCTTCTGCACGATACACATCGAATTGTACCAGAGTAGTCTTTGCAGAGCCAGTCTCCTCACCGAACCAATTAGGAAGCGGGTAGAAAGTAGATCTGTCAAATGAGTACATAGGTCCTTCAGTTGTTGGGTTGATAACAGCAATCTCGTTAAAGGTGAATGCTTGTAGTCCATACTGTTGATTATATGTAAATGAATATACAGTTGAGGGTTCAGTTACTACGGCAGGATCTTCACCACCGCCTACGATCTTAACTTGACATGCATCGAATTCGTCTAGACCGATAGTAAGTATATCTACTTGATTTGTACCTGCAGCTGTCCACTGTATGATCTCAATTGGTCGTATTGTTTCGTAGTTCGCTGGATAATCTGGACCATCAGTCATGTTCTGGTAGAGTCTGACTGTATCCACGTCAGTATTGAAGTCTGGAACACCCCTAAGTGCACCTTCGAAGGTACGCATATCGAGGCCAGTATCCCAGAAAGCTAAGTCCAAGGACTCCTTAGGTTGGTCGGTGTTCAATCCTCCCATACCTACATTTTCTAGAGGTGCAACGGGCATTCCATTCTCCTATGTTCGTTTGTCAATAGCTGATTCCTCAACACTGATGCTATGATTACCGTCGATATTCATTTTAGAGCCACGACGATTATTCGCTAGGCTCTGGAAGTCTTTTACGATATTCTTACCAAATGCTGCTGAGATAGCTAACATGACAGCATAACCAAACCAGTCTGGTAGTTGTGCTATATTGTTGAATCCCGTTTGAATGTATTCTTGCATTCCGGGTATAAATGATAGTGATAGGATAGCTATGAAGAATACAGTCCAAGCTTCATCTTTCCATGAAGATGCCGAGTTCTTCGCCATTTGAGCTTCCCACTCAATCTCTGATGTGGCTTTCGCTACTGCAATAGTAGCTTTTGCCTGTGCTGTAGCAACTGCAACGGTGATAGCACCGTCTGCAACTGCTCGTTGTTTGTCTAACCATTTACCGCCTAGATCAGATGCTACACGTATAATTGGTGATATTAAGGGTAAATACATAATTCACTCCTATTGGATTATTTGTGTTGAGAGAAGACCTCCACTAACTATAAACCCCACAACATATGTTATAAAGATTGCAGCTATACCATAGAGTAGTTTTTGTATGCCACCTTTAGTTTGATCAAGTCCCTCTCGGATATATTTTAAGTCAATATGAACACCTGAGAGTTCTTTATCGAACTGATAGTGTTTCTCTACTATAGCTTGGTGACCTGTCTCTAGTCTTGAGACTCTGGTAACAAGGTCAGCCATAAATGCCTCTGTGTTCATTTTTAGTTCTTCGGTTGCCATCATGCGTTCCTAGTGTAATTGTATAGTTTGAAATTCTCATCTGTATTAGATGGAATATCTAGGATCATCAAAGAGTATCCATCTGAAGATATGGATATACCTACTGGTTCCTCAATAGTGAAGTCTCTATCAAACCCTGTATCGATTGCAGTTGTAATATCCCAAGCGGTGTCAAGTACGATTTGTTTAACCTTACCAGCCTTAGCCATAGCTAAAACATAACCATCGTGAGATATAGTGAAACAGCTCTGTCCCCACCCAGCGTCATATGTCTCATATACCGCATCGTCTACAGTGCTAAGGTCCCATGCAGATCCAAGAGTGTAAGCTCTGAATACTCCAGTAGATGTCATAACATATAGAACAGTCCCATCAGGTTTCATATAGATACCTGAAACAGACACTCCTAGATCAGGTGTTTCTGATCCGTAGTCTTTGTAGTCATAGTAACCATTAGTAACATCATTATAAACATCTGAGTGTGTTGTGATATCGAATGATTTAAATAGGTGTCTACCTATAACTACGTTAGTGTCTTCTGAGTCAACGGTAGCATACCAGTTACCGTCACTTCTACCCCACAGACAAGTCCAGTTAAGTCCTGTTGCTGCTCCTGTTAGGTCAAGTACATCTTCACCATCAACAATATCAGTCCAGTTGGAATTCTCTAAACTATTTGGGTTTCCATGTCTTAGTGATCTCATTACAGATCCAGTCAATCCACCGAATGAGATATATGACCAATTACCAGTTGGATCAGTCCATAGTCCTATAGGAGGATTGCCCCTAGTTACACCACCCGGATCCTCTATCTCTAGTATCACGTCACCAAATGCATAACCACCAGCAATTCGACCTTCTAGAGTAAGGTATCGTCCCCAATCTTGTAGGTTACTCCACCCTGTTGTCTGTGTAGTTGGACCTGTCCCCAAACCAGTTACATCTACATAAATGTTTGAGTCATTATTAGTTACAACCTTCAGTTCACTATATAGCCTTATGCTGACTTGTCTATAGATAGCTGCGAATGTTTTACCAACATAGTTACCAGACAATGTCAGCCTAACTCTAACTTCATCAAGGTTTGCAAATCCATACTCTGATAGAACTTCATCTAATTCAATCCACATACAAGGTGCAGATGAATCGTACTCTGGTTGTCCCAATGGTGCAAATACAAACCATTTTGTTCCCGGATTTTGAGCGGCAAGATACACACCAGTTGGCATGCTTGATTCTCCTACTGATCTACGTGTAGCACTTTGAAGAGTTCCTTTAGATGCTACATTTGGGTATTTGGCCTTTTCATCACCTATAAATAATGCGCTCAACATACTTGAATTATGTCTTGCATCATCTACTTCTTCTAATGCAATAGATCCCGGTGTCGCAGGATCAGATCCAGCGCTTAGATTCATCTCAGGGTATATATATATAATAGATTTACCGTTGTTTACATCTATCTCAAATGCTTCCCTTGTCCAGTCGTCACCACCACCACCATCAGCTGTTGGAGGTTGATCGCTATCCCAGATATAGTCAGGTATATATAGAGGCCTGTGGATGTTCTTCCATCGGTTATCACCTGACCACTCGTATACAAACTTAGTCCTAGCTTGGAACTCATCACCGTTTTCTGGTGAATTAGGGAGATCAAGTTCAGATCCTGTTAATGTACCTACTACCATTATACCACCTCTATTGGAGCTACCAAAGTAAATGTACCAAACCCTGCATCTGGGGTTCCACCCAACTCATAGTATATGGTAAGGTCTAGAGGACCTATATATGGTCCCCTTGTATCATCTACTGTGACAACACCACCTGTTGTTATTGTAATACCATCGGTTGATCTAACATTATTAACCAATATATCGAACTCCATCTGTGACGATGGGTTAGCTGATAGTGAGTACTCGAAAGTACTTAGATCCACTTCGTACCCTTCAGGTATGAATAGGCTCATCAGTTCAACAGCATCATTAGCTGGTGGACCTTCTTGTCTAAAACATAGCATCGCTGGGCTTAGTGAAGGTACATCGTACTTGATGGACTTCCAATACTCGCCAGCTTGCCACTCATAGGTAATACCAGAGTCACTGTTAGTAACCTTGTCTCCAGTAACCGGACTAGCCGGGAAATTGAAAGCTGCCATTGTACTTCTCCTTGTTAAGAATTTATTTTATACTGTGCTTATTGAATATTAGCTTGTAATATCCCCTATCATTGTGTACGTATCACTTCCTTCTGGTATCAGAGTAAATGAAGAGTTATCACCATTGGATTTTGTTGCACTACCTTTAGAATTTATAGTAGCAGTACCACCAACTGTAAGTTGACCACCACCTCTAGTAATAATAGTAATCGGTTCTGTTCCAGTAAGACCTGTATTAACAGTTAGCGTTTGGGCAGAAGCGTTATCCATGTAGATTATACGTCGACCATTAAGGTCTTCATCAGATATTACCCTTAATCCAGATACGTCTACGATCCGCTCAATTGAGTTGTCGCTACTCTCGATTACAAAGCCACCGAAGTAGCATCGTGCGCTTGCCGTTGCGTTAGTAGTTGATCCAGAGTAGTAACGTATCTTAACTTCATCCCCAGTATTAACCAGAATAGGACCTATAATAGTACCTGAACCGGGATCGCTATCGTTTGTATTCTGACCTACGTTTGCACCGTTAATGTAGATATATATCTGCGAGTTTTCGACGCTATCAAGGCGTACGAATGCGTTGAACATCATGTACTTTCCATCTAGTGCAGAAGGAGTAGTCCATATTCCAGTAGTAGTATCGAAGCCACCTACTGTATCTACCTGTACGTCATCCCACACGATATCTACACCAGTGGTAGCTGGTAGAGCTTGGTTGGAGAGTAGGTGTGCGCGGAAGCCTTTGAACGTCGCTGGGGTAGATCCACCGCTAATGGCTGGTGTCTCCCAGTCTGCATCTCCATCAGTTGCTGATTGTTTTGTTAGTACCTGACCATCTGTACCACCAATGGGTAAGCTTGTAGGGGCATCAACCCATTCAGTGTTGTAGTCAGTTCCGTCTATCTTAGCCAGAAGTTGATCAGCAGTACCACCAACAGGTACCCCTTCTCCATCAGCACCAG